CGCACCCAGTCTTCGAGCTGCTGGCCTGCCCTGTCCGAGATGCGGGTGAGCCAGTCACGGTCGGAGCGGAGGCCGGTGAACCGGGCGGTTGTGGCGTCCCCCGTTGTGCGGCGGCTGGTGTCCACCATCGCGAGGAGCTCGGTCGCTTCCGCCTCAGTGAAGATCGGGCGAGGCTTGTTCTGGCGGGTCATAGCTGGACGACCTTCCTTTGCCACCAGCGCTCGCCGTAACGGAGGCCTCGTGCCTGCCTGCGTGCGGCGCGCCGGTTGTCGTACAGACCGAAGTGGCAGTCGTTGAGTTCCGGGTGTCGGACGATCCACCAGCCGGGCTTCTCGTGGTGGCGGACCGCCTTGAATGAGCGAGCCATCTCTACTCCTATGCGGATAGTTCGTAGTGGTCGGTGTCGGCGTCCCACACTGCGACGGGGCCGCCCTGGTAGTCGTCCTCGGTCTCTTCTGCCCACTCGTCCCGGTCCTGCTGGGTGTGGATGGTGGGCGGGTGCCAGGCGTAGACGTTGGCCGGGATGTGGATCTGGTGCCGCAGCTGCGACCACGGTTTCCCGTGGACCTGCTCGAGGTTGGACAGCCACTGCTCGTCGTTCTCGGCCTGCTCCGGGGTGATCTGCGGTTCCGGTTTGGCGAGGAACTCGGCGAGCTCCTGCTGTCGGCGGGCCGCGGCGATCTCATGCCACCGGTCGCCGGTCATGTCTTGCGCCGGAGGCCTGGCGGTATGCCTTCCCGGTCGCTGGTGCACCACCAGGTCAGGTAGGCGGGGAGTTGGGCCTGGTCGACGGTCCACTCGCGGGATATCTGCCCGGTGCTGGTGTCGACGAGCTCGGCCTTGTGGTGGAAGGCGCAATCGGAGAGGAGCCCGTTCACGCGGTCGACGGTGCCGTCGAGCCACTGCCGCCACAGGTCGGCGACGGGGGTGGGGATGCCTCCGCGGTGCGCGGCCCGGTAGTGGCACATGGAGGCGAGGAGTTCGGCGACGGCGCGGGGGTGCCAAGGCCAGCAGGCGGTCAGCTTGAGCTTCGCCTGGTCCTTGATGACGTAGCGGACCACGCGGTCGGTGTAGACGCCGATGGCGTCGAGCCAGGCGGCGGCCTCCTCCGGTTTGGTGTTGAGGAACCAGTCGGGCTGGCCGGCGGCCTTCCGCTCCTCAAGCGCGACGACCCGGGCTTCGAGGTCGGGCAACTTCCGGTCGGCGCGGACGATGTACTCGCCGTACTGCTCGAGGATCTCGCCGATGGACACGTCGCCGATCTCGCCGATGTCGCCCTTGATGACCTCGATCTGCCTCCCGTGCTCTTCGAGTGCGTCCTGCAGCGTCTTGACGAATCCGGCGTTGATCTCAGCCATGTCGGTATTCCCTTCTCATGCACAAAGAATAACACTCCCCGCACATAGATGCACCTATCTGCACCATGACGTACGGGGAGTGTGGGGGGATGGTTACGCGACGGACAGTTCGTACTCCTCGACCGCCACCGGTTCGGTCACGACGTCCTCGACGAGCTCGGTGGCCTCCTGTTCCTTCCTGGCCGCCGCCCTCGCCTGGTCACGCGCCTTCCGCGCGATCTTCTCCGCTTCCGTCCTTGGCGGCTTCTCGATGCCCTGCTCCTTCCTCCGCTCCGCTCCGGACTTCTTCGAGGAACGGCGGCCCGCGAGGATCGCTTCCCGCTCCGGGCCGGTGGTGCCGCCCTTGATGCCGTAGACGTCGCGCTGTCGGAGGGCGTCGCCTAGGCACTCCTCCCGGACCTCACACCGGCCGCAGATCGCCAGCGCCTCCCGCACGATGTCCCCACCGCGGCCTTTCCCGACGGGCGGGTCGAACGGGTCATGCTCCGACAGGTCCATGTCCCGGCATTCGGCCTGGTCCATCCAGGCGTAGGCGTCGATGGTGCTGCTCATGACGGCACCTCCTCGGCGGTGACCTGCTCCGGCATGGCGGCGATGGCGGCCGGGATGACCGGCGTGTTCGGCAGCGACAGGTTGACCCGCTTGGCGTTCTTGACCTCCCAGATCCGAGGCATCCGCAGGAGCATGGTGCGCATCCCGCCCCGGAACACGAAGGCGGTGAGCTTCTCGTTGGCGCGGATCTCCGCCGCACTCATGACGTCCTCGATGCGGTGGGAGTCGGCGGCGTCCTGCTTCTCGCCGGCGTTCTTGAATCGGGCCTTCCCGCCGAGGGTGGCGTTCTCCGCCAGGTCCTCGGCGCCGTTCCCACCGCCGTACACGATCCACGTGTTTGTGGCACCCAGGATCTCTTCGGCGGTCGAGCGGCCGTACTTCCTGCGCAGCTGCGCCTTCGACTGGACGCAGTAGGTGATGTTGACGCCGCGGCCACCCATGTCCGCCAGCCACTCCTCCAGCGGCACCTTGCACACCAGGCCCACCTCGTCGAGGCACTCGGTAACGGGCGGATCGATCCGCTCCTCCAGGCACTCGCCGGCCAAGAGGCGCTGCTGGTGGGCGATCTCACCCATGAGCGCACGGTTCAGCGGGGCCAGCACTTCCTGCTTCTCGTGGCCGAAGATGCACAGCGTCTCGTGCTCCTCGTGAAGCTTGCGGATGTCGAGCGTGTTGTCCTCGACCGGCGAGTCGCCGAGGAGGCAGGCCTTCTCGTGCTGCAGCCAGTACAAGGCCTTCTGCATGGTGTGCGTGACGGACGCCCGTGTCTTGTCGCCCTTGGAGTAGTGCTCCTTCAGCATGTACATGCGGACCTCTGCGTCGTCCCCACCTACCCGCGTGATGACCTCTTCGATCTCCGCCCTAGCCGCGCACTCCGTCGACGTGTTCCTCGGCTGGTCCGCGGACCACCGCAGCACGTCCCTCATACGCCGGTTGCTGTTCGCGGCGGCCCACATGAACAAACCGAGCAGGGGGCGGGCCGACTCGAGCCAGGTCGCGTGGTCCGGGCTGGCGTCCTCACCACCAGGCGGGATCAGGTCGATGGCACGGTCCTTCGCCGTGGTGTAGTCCTTGCAGTCAGTCAGGACCGCCCACCGAAGCGGCATCGTCAGGGTTTCCCCGCCGACGATCCACCGGCTCGTGGAGTCGATCTTCACGTAGGCGGTGGGGTTCCACGCGTGGAACGCCTTCCCGCCCTTCGTCCGCTCCTCGTAGACCCACTCGGCGACGTCCTTACGCGTCGAGGTGATGATCAGCGTGCCCGGCGCGTAGAAGGCACGGACAGCCAGGAGCGCCGACTTTCCAGACCGGGGCGCGCCCTCGATGCCGGTGGTGTCTTCCCACGGTGTCCACACCTGGTGCCAGGGTGCCCACCCCATACCGAGGGTGCCGACCAGCTGCGCGACCTCCTTCATCGGCAGCTTCTGCCGCTCCCACCACGACAGGCCACGGAGAGACGGCCGGTAGGTGTCGACATTCAGCCTCTGCGCCCCCGCCGAGACCTTCTCCCACACGTCCGACCGGGACGCCATACCGCCGTGCGTTTCGGAGTGCTTCTTACGCTTCTTCGACCAGGCGTGCGACGACCCAGGCAGCAGCACGTGGCGGGACGACCAGACTGCTGTGCAACCCGCCAGCCACAGCCCACCGCTACCAGCGGCAGCCGCAGCTACGTCCGGGTTGTGCATGAGAGCGGCGACGGTGGCCGTGATGCCCGCCGTGCCGGCGCCGATCCCGCCGGTGTTCTTAGGCCACCGGCCCTTGGCACGCCACGCCTCGAAGGCCATCGCCCGCGCATTACCCTTGCCCATGAGAGGAGCTCCTTTTTCTCTCTCAGCCCCGGTCGGGCCGTAATCCTGGCCGGGGCGCTTCTATGTCAGATGGATGCCTCGTCGACGCTGGCCGGCTCCGCGGTCTCCTCGAGCAGGTCGATCCAGGTGCGGGCTTCGTCGGACAGCTGGTCGTAGTCGCCGGCGCCGGACAGGAACACCCGGGCGTCGTTGAGTGCCTCGTCGGCTGCCGGGTCGCGCTGGCGGACCAGCCACGACTCCTGCTCGCTGCCGATGTTGTGGTCGATCTGCGGCCCGATGTTCATGTCAGTTCCCCTCGCTCCCGTAGTGCCTTCTTGATGTTCTGCACCTCGGGCCGGCTGTAGGGGCGGCCGATGAGGTCGATGACCCGGACGCCGGCGATGAGCGCTTTCTCCACGAGGGGCCTCGCTTCCTCCGATGCCTCCTCGGCAATCGCCCTGCCGCGGTTCCGCTTCGCTGTGAGCTCGTCGAGACGGGCCATGATCCGATCCACCTCCCTGCTCACTTCGACTCCAGGCCGTGCCGCAGCTGCCAGTCGTGGAGCGCCAGAAGGGCGTCGTCTGACTCCTTCTCCGCCTGGTCGTACTTGTCCTCCCGCGGGTGCAACATGGCCGCCAGGCCGAGCGCGAACTTGGCTGCCCCGTAGGCGCGAATGAGTTCGTGGAGCTCTTCGGCTTCGGCGGCGGTCAGGCGGGTTGGTGTCGCCGACTGCAGCACGGTGATTGGGGTGCCGGGTCGGGGCCCGTCGTGTCTGTTCGTCATGACTGAAGCCTAGTGCTAGACATCCGTCGTGTCTAGCACTAGGCTCTAGCCAGATGCATAGGAGATACATAGGAGGCAGCGATGAGCGGGGACCGTGGCGGAGAGATCTTCACCGGCACTTCACGTGCCGAGGAGGTCTTCGAGGAGCTCGCGGCGAATGGCGGCCTCTCCGCCGAGTCGGCGCTGTGGCTCTACCAGGAGCGTGAGCGGCTCGTCTCCCTCGCCCACGACTTCTACATCGCCTCGCAGCAGAAGGGGGCCACCTCATGAGCGACATCCTCGACGCGCGCCTCGGATCGCTAGGCCACATCGTCGTCAACTGCACCACGTGCGGCGAGCCCCGGCGGATCGAGGTCACCGGCGAGATCGCCACCGTGAAGCGGCGCGGCTGGTTCGGGCTCCGGATGAACCTTCGTGGCCAGGACATGGGCACCTGCTACGTCAAGCTGCAGGCCCACCCAGACCAGCACCAGTGCCCAATGAAGGTCACCCTCGACGGCCCGTCCAACGGCCTACGCATCGTCAAGTGATCGATCCGCCGCGCCGTGTCCTCGCACCAGCCGAGGCCGCCGAACTCACCCGCCTCATCACCGACTACACCGCAGCAGCCATCACCGCAGCCGCAGCACCGCCCGGCGTGGACCCAGCCCCCGCCCACGCCGTATCCACAGCCGCACTCCAGCGGCTACAGGACTGGATCACACAGCACACCCACCACCCGGGGTAGTGCAGGACCCCGGGAGAACGGAGCAGAGATGAACCCCTACCGGGTCCGTCGATACGGAGAGATGTGGATCGTCCGGCACGTCGAGTTCGATGACTGCCACTTCGGCATGTACGACAGCCACAGGGAAGCACGCAGGTCGGCCCGCGCCCACCGCCGGGGCGACCGGTGGTGGCGGCGCCGGGAGTTCCACCGGTTCGCCACCTGACAAGAAGAGAAGCCCGGCACCGATGCAGGTCGGTGCCGGGCGAGCCACCCAGCAGCTTGGACCACGGAGGTAGCAGTGACCAGTCAACAGCACCCGGCCCCCACCGGCCAGCCAGACCCCGAGATCTGTCGGGCACACCGCGCCGGCAAGTACCGGTGCGTCCGCCCCGCCTGGCACGACGGGTGGCACCACGAGCCCCTCGATGACGGCACCGTCCGGGCATGGCTGTTCACTGCGGAGCTCCCCTACCGGGAACCCGGGGTCGTCGTCGCCACCTCGCCAGCACTCGACCTGTCCGACCGAAGCCTCGCCGCGACCCTCGACCAGTGGACCGCCGAGCAGTCAGGAGACCAGGCATGACCGCCAGCACCACCCAGACACCCGCCGAGGTCATGGCGGATGCGCGGGCCACGTACCGCCAGTCCGCGGAATTTGGCATGCCCCTGTCAGGCCAGAAGCTCGGCGACATGTTCGGGAAGTCCCGGTCCTGGGGTCGTGACCGCATCGCCGAGGTCAAGGCGGAGGACGAAGGCCAGGCCCCGGACCCGGCTGGCACTGCCAACTCGGGTGACAGTGGCGGTGGCACTGACAGTTCGGCTGGTGGCGGCACTGACACTGACACCACCGGGGATGACAGTGACACCCCGGACACCGACACCCCCGAAGACCCGGCGCCAGGTGGCGGTGCCACCCCTGTCATGCCATCCACGACTACCGGACCCGAGGAGCCTGTCGTCGTGCTGGCGGAGGTGCCACAAAGTGGCGGTCAGCCTGTCAATGCGCAGGTCAGCGCCCCTGCCACCCCCGTGGCGGTGCCGGCGGTCGAGGTGGCAGACACCCGGGCACCCTGGCAGGCGCGCGTCGTGGCATGGGCGTCATTCCTCCTCGGCTCCGCCGCCTCAGTGGCTGCCAACGTCGAGCATGCCAAGGACACCCCCGGCGCCAAGTTGGCAGGAGCGTTCGTGCCAATGGCACTCATCCTGGCGGTCGAGATGATGTCGCGGCCGATCTGGCAGCGCCCCGGCTGGGCCTGGCATGCCGCCCGCTACGGCGGCACCGGCCTAGTGGCACTCGTCACCGCAGTCATGTCCTACAGCCACATGCACGGACTCCTTCTGACCTACGGAGAGACCGAGCTCAACGCAGCCATCGGCCCCCTCGCAGTCGACGGACTCATGATCGTCAGCGGCTTCGCCATCCTCGCGATGAACCAGAAGCGAGAGAAGCGCTGAGCACCCAAGATCGCCACGCAACGTCACCAGCAGACCCTCTAGCAGGCACGCACAAGCGCACAAGCAGCAGGCAGAACCACTCTCTAGGCACCCACGAGGAAAGCACCATGAGCACCATCACGCCGACATCACGAAGCTATTACGAGACCCCCAGTAGGAAAGCAGTAGGACACCAGAAGCACGAGCAGCAGATTCCACACACCTATGTATCTAAATTTTGTAGGGGGCCCGCGGGCTTCGCCCGCCGGCCTTTTCCGAACGTCCGCACGTGTCAGGAGGCATCGTGAGCGTTGGGGGATCCATCGTCACGGACATGGGCTACTTCGCCGGTGGCGGCGGCGTGGCCAAGGGTGAGGAGAACTACTACACGAAGGGGGCCGGTGACGCCTCCGCGGACCGGAACGGCATCTGGAACGGGAAGCTTGCCGAGACGTGGGGCCTCGCCGGGAAGGAGGTCGAAGGTGACCAGCTGGAGACCATCTACGGGAAGTGGGTCGCGCCGGACGGTACGAAGCTGGGGCGGCAGGCCCCTTCGGCGGGCGGCGTGTTCCGTCCGATCGGGGAGCAGCTCGACGAGTGGAAGGCGGCCCACCCGGGCGCGCTTCCGGAGGCGATCGTCGAGGCGAAGAAGTCGATCGAGTCGAAGGCGCGGGACGCGAACCTTGGGATCGACCTGACCTTCTCGGTGCCGAAGTCGTGGACGATCGAGCACACCGCCGCCTGGCGGGAGGAGATCGAGGCGGAGAGCCGGGGCGACTTGGATGAGGCGGCTCGATTCAAGTCGATCCGGGTTGGGATCGAGGAGGCGATCGAGTCCGCGAACGAGGCGTTTATGAAGGCGGTCGAGGCGACCGCGACGAGTCAGGTGGGCCATCACGGCGGGATCGGTGTGGCCGGCCGGTGGCAGAAGGTGGAGAAACTGGCGTACACCAGTTTCTTCCAGTTCACGAGCCGGGCGATCCAGCCGCAGCTTCACATCCACAACCCGATCGTTAACCGGGTCGTCTGCGAGGACGGACAGATCCGCTCCGTGGACACTGACGACCTCCTCGCGCACCGGCACATGTTCAGCGCGATCGCCGACCGGGTGGGTGCGGAGAAGCTCGCCGAGATGGGCTTCGAGATGGAGATGCGTCTCGACGACCGGGAGCGTCCGGCGTGGGAGGACAAGAGCGTTTCCCGGGAGATGGTGGAGACCGTCTCGGAGCGGCGGATGGTCATCCGGGGGAAGTTCAAGGAGCAGCTCGCCGAGGCGGAGGCGTCGGCTGGTCGGGAGCTGACGGACCCGGAGCGGTGGCGGTTGAAGCAGGCCATCACCAAGCAGACGCGGCAGCGGAAGTCGACCGCGGTGCCCGTGCCGAAGCTGCTAGAGCGGGTCCAGGAGCAGATCCAGGCGAAGCTCGCGACGGGGCTGGGGCCGATCGCGGCGCGGGCCCGGGTCGCGGTCGAGGCGCGGGATCGGGCGAGGGAGCGGGGCGAGTCGATCGCGACTGGCACCTGGTCGGAGCGGGACGTACTCCAGCGGTCTGTCGATCAGGTCACGGAGCGGCAGGCGACGTGGACGCGGGACGACCTGCTCTATCAGATTCAGGAGAACCTGCCGATCCTCGGTGTCACCGATGGTGACCGGATCACGGCGATCCTGAACCGGCTCACCGACAAGGCGCTGCAGGACGTGGGCCTGGTGACGCAGACGTCGGGGCGTGAGGGGATCGACGTGCCGCTCGAGCTCGGCGGGGCGGGCACCTACGTCAAGCCGACGGAGCAGCGGTACTCGTCGACCGGTTCCCTCGCTGCGGAGCGTGCGCTTCGTGAGGCCGCAGAGGTGAACAACCGTCACCGGGTGCCGGCACGACACATGGAGGAGTGGCTGGACAGGCACGACCGGTACCGCACCGCCGGGGCGGACCAGCGTGCGGCGGCCGTGGGGCTGATGTCGTCGGGCCGGTCGATCGCGACGTTCGAGGCGCCGGCGGGGACGGGGAAGTCGTTCACTCTCGGCGCGGTCGCGGAGGCGTGGGAGGACTTGTCTGGCGGTGGCCGGGTTCACGGCCTGGCTCCATCCGAGCGGGCGGCGCAGGTGCTCGAGGACGACGGGGTGAAGGTCACCGCGAACACGGCCAAGTGGCTGGCGGCGCAGGAGCGGATCGCCGGCGGGAAGGCGCTGCAGGGTGACCTGCCGTTCCGGGTGAACTTCCGGGACGTGGTGGTCATCGACGAGGCATCGATGGTGTCCACGGAGGACATCAAGGCTGTCCGGAAGATCGTCGAGGCGAAGGGTGCCCGGCTGGTTCTGTCCGGCGACCAGGAGCAGCTCTCGTCGGTCGAGGCGGGCGGGGTCCTCGGGATCCTGGACGGGTACGCCGAGACATACCGGTTGACGGACGTGCGGCGGTTCGCCGCGGAGTGGGAGGCGGCGGCGTCGCTGCGCCTCCGTGCCGGTGACGTCTCCGTGCTCGACGAGTACGAGCGGCGGGGCCGGATCGTCGACTGTGAGTCGGAGGTCGCGGCGATCGATCAGGCGGCGCGGGACGCGTTCGCCGACATGCTCGACACGTCGGACTATGTGCGGTCGGACGGAAAGGTTGTGGAGCGCCCGGACGGGCGTGAGGTGATGGTGGTGACGCGGACGAACCAGCAGGCCGCCGCCGCGTCCGCCGCGATCCGTGAGTGGCTTGTCGCCGCCGGCCGAGTGCAGGAGGCCGGCGTCGAGCTCGAGGAGCATGGCGGGATCGCTGGGAAGGGTGACCGGGTGGCGTGCCGGGAGAACAACTTCCGCCTCGGTGTCACGAACCGACGGCTCTACACCGTCCACGAGGTGCACGCGGACGGTGGGATCTCGGTGGTCTCTCACCGGACGCAGGAGATCCACGAGCTACCCGCCTGGTATGTGTCAAAGCACGTGGCGTCGGGGTACGCCGGTACGGCGAATGCGGTGCAGGGCATTTCGATCGACCGGACCCGGGACGTGTTCGACGGGTCGGAGAACCGGGCGGGCGCCTACGTGCCTCTCACGCGTGGCGCCGAGTTGAACGTCGCGTATGTCGCGGTGGCTAAGAAGGACGAGGACCCGTCGAAGGCGAGGGTGGAGAAGGAGTACCAGGCCGCCGGCGGTGGGGAGGCGCGCCACCGGGTCCACGAGTTCGACGGGTCGAAGGAACGTCCGACCGGTCGAGCCGTGCTGGCGGACTGTCTGAAGCGGGACGGCGCGAACCAGGACGCGGCGATCGTCATGCTCGACCGAGACGACGAGCGGCTGCGGAACATGGCGTGGCTTCACGGCCTCCGCGAGGACGCGGTGGAGCGGTCCTGCGTGGCGCGCACGGTCGGCTGGTTCGGCGAGCTGGCCACGCTGGGTGTTCTCGACGAGGCCGACCATGCCCGGCTGATCTCGGATCAGGGGACGACGCAGCTGTCGAACCTGCTGCGGACGATCGAGCAGGAGGGACACGACCCGAAGGCGTCCCTGGCTCACGCAGTCATGGACGGTCGGGGGTTCCTCACGAAGTCGGGGGAGCCGGTGAAATCGATCGCGATGGTTCTGCAGGCTCGGATCTCGCAGACGTACGAGGAGGCGACCGGGGCGAAGCCGGGGGTCGCGGTTCCGTCCGAGGCGCGGATGCCTGCCGGTCTGTCGGAGGACATGGAACGGTACCTGCGGCAGATCGACGAGGCGCAGGACAACCGTCGTCGCGAGTTGGGTACGCAGGTCGCGGAGGAGGCGCCGGCGTGGGCGGTGTCGCGGCTTGGCCCGGTGCCGGCGGAGCCCACGGAGCGGCTCGAGTGGGAGCACAAGGCTGGGGTCGCCGCCGGCTACCGGGAGTCCCGGGGCTGGACTGACGCGCGCCGTGCTGTGGACAACACTCCGGGCATCTCCACTCCGGAGCGGCGGGCGGCGTGGCACCAGGCCGCCGACGCGATCGGCTATTCCGAGGACAGCCGGGAAGAGGCCGGCATGTCGGAGGGGCAGCTGCGGAACCGGATCGCGGCGTTCCGGAACGAGCAGAAGTGGGCGCCGGCCCACGCCGACGAGGCGTTGAAGTCGGCGAGCCGTGAGGTCGACGAGGCCCGCACCGAGGCGCTCCTGGCGAAGGACGCGTCGGATGCCGAGTTCTGGCGGAAGGAGGAGGCGAACCGCCGGGACGATGCCGAGGTGCTGGGTCGTACGGCGGAGGCTCGGGACGCCTGGTCGGAGGAGACGGCCGCGGCGTACGCCTTGTACAAGCGGGCCGTGGACGAGCTCAAGGAGCGTGGTCTGCCGCCGGTCGGGCAGGAGCCGGACCGGATGACCACGGCGGAGTGGATGGCTTCGCAGACCGATGAGGTCGAGGACCCGGAGGAGGTCGCCGAGGTCGACATCCGGGATGAGGTGCGTGACCGGGAGATCGCGGCCGGGTTCGAGGAGCGGTCCGGGGACCTCGCGATGGTGGAGACGGTTGGGCCGGAGCGTCGCGACCAGGCCGCCTACGAGTACGCGCCCGCGTACCCGACGGAGGAGGAGCGGATCGAGCTTGACGACCGGGCCGTCGCGGTCGCGGATCTGATCGCGGACCGGCGGTCGCAGGAGGAGTCGGTCGATCTGTCCGAGGTCGACGCCTACGAGCCGGTCGAGGTTCCGCAGCAGCGGGAGCAGGTGGCGGAGATCGGGGAGATGTCCGTCGAACGGTAGAGACGACAAAGGAGGCCCGGACCGATGTGGTCCGGGCCTCTTCGTGTGCCGTGGCTATGCGCTGCGCGCCTGTGCCGGGACGAGTGCTTCCGGGTTGGGGACGAGCTGCTCTGGGAGTTCTGCGGTGCCGGCCCACCATGCGAGGAGGGAGTAGGCGCCGAGGGCGTAGGCGGCCCGGTTCGGGTCCGGGCTCGTCTCGGCCTGGTCCGCAGCCGCATTGATCTCTCGCGCGAGAGATGCTGTGCTCATGGGGCGGAGTAAGTCGTCCTCGTTGGCGTGGGTGAACGCCGTGTCGACGATCCGCCATGGCCGGAGGTAGTTGACGCCGGTGACGGGCGGGACGTTGGACACGCCGATGGCCCATTCGGCGGCCCGGTACGCGCCTTCGATGGCGGGGGCGTCGGGTCGTGTCTTCCGGCGCTCTGCGATCCATGCCCAGACGGCGCGGATCTGGCCGCCGTGTGGCCGGCTGGTGCCGGGGTCTCGGCGGTAGAGGCGCGGGTTGCCGGGCATGGTCGGACCTCTCCAGTGCATCGTCTGGCATCAGTTTGATAGCCATACGTGGCCTTGTCCAACCTTCTCACCGACCACCGACAGGCGGTTACGCGCCGGGGAGGACCGCGAGGATCGCGCCGACGGCGAACGCGACGACGGCGAGGACGCGACACACGAGTGCCGCCGTGGGGGCGGGGAGTGCACCGGCGAGGGCGAACAGGGCGAGGCCGAGGAACAGCAGGAACCAGGTCACGACGGGTCCTCCGTTCTGGGTGTGTGGCGGGCCGTGTAGCCGGCGGCGAACGTTGCGGCGCCGGTGACGAGGAGGGTGACCACGCCGACGACGGGTGCGGGGACGTCGGCGCGGAACACGTACTCGGCGAGGAGCCACAGCACGAACGAGGTGAGGGTGGCGGCCGCGGTGGCTGCGGTGACCTTCGCCTCGACAGCTGCGGGTGCGGCGCGGCGGCTGCTCACGCCAGCCTCCCCTTGATGAGGACGGCGAGGGCCTCCACCTGGTCCGTGAGCGCGCCGAGGGTGTCCTTGATGGCCACGTTGTCGTCACGGACCTTGGACAGCTTCGCCTGGATGTCCTCGTAGCGGTCGGGTTCGAGGCGGGCTTGCTTGTAGGTGGAGCCGATGGTGGCGAGGGCGGCGTGCACCTCGGCGAGCTGCTGCGCCTGCTCCTTGGTCATGTCGTCCTCCGCTGCGGGTTTGGTGGCCGACCCGTCGAGGGCGGCCTGTGTTCGTGCGATGAGGTCGGGCATCTGGCGGATCCGCGTCGGTCCGGGGCAGGCGTGGTGTTCGTTCCACCGCTTCGCGCCGCCGGTGAACTGTGCGTGGTAGCCGATGCCCCGCCCGTCCCAGGACGGGCACTTCACCGCGGGGATGTGGTACGACCGGCACAGCCACGCGACGAGTTCCACCAGGGCGTCCATCTGCCGGGGGCTCCACGGCGGGATGTCGGCGACCTTCTGTCCGTCCCACACGGCGCCGGCGCCGTCCCACGTTTCGATGCTGATGGCGTAGTCGTTGCCGTCGAGCTGGCAGTCGGCCCGTCGCGCGGTGTCGACGTACTGCTCGACTGCGCCGGTCTCCCCGACGTAGAAGTGGGACTCGACGCCCTGGCTGCGGCCGTTGAAGAAGCTGTAGAGGCTGGTGCTGTTGGTGACTCCGGTGTGCAGCGCGATCGAGCGGGGCGCGATGAACCGTGCGGTCTTGCTCTTCGGCAGCTCGCGCCGCTTCGCTTTCGGATACCAGGCCATCAGCCCTCCGGGCCATCGTTGGGCACCGCCGGCTGTTCGGCCGTGCACTCGTAGGTGTGGTCGTCCTGAGGGTCTCGGCAGACGTAGGTGACGCCGAGGGTGTCGGTGAAGGTCCACGAGGAGGGGTAACCAGCGGGACCGGGCGGACCGGCGGGGCCTGGTTCACCTTGTGGGCCTGGGACGGTGGAGTCGGCTCCGTCCTGGCCGTCTTTACCGGCCGCTCCTGGTGGCCCGTCTGCGCCGGGTTGGCCTGGCGGGCCGGGGACTGTCGAGTCCTGGCCGGGTGCGCCGTCGGTCCCTGGCGGTCCCGGTGGTCCGGGGACTGTTGAGTCGGCGCCGGGCTCTCCCGGCGCACCGGGCCTGCCGGTCTTACCCATGGGGCCTTCGGGTCCACGCGGGCCGGGCACCGTCGAGTCCTTCCCATCCTTACCATCGCTGCCCGGCGGTCCCGCTGGGCCTACATCGCCCCTGGGTCCTGCCTCGCCTGGTTTGGCTGTGACGACGGGAACGGCGCCGAGCCCGCGTACCTGCGCGACGAGCTGGTCACGTTCGGATCGGGCGGCCGACACCTGGTCGGCCAACGTGTTGACGGCGAGGAGCACGCCGACACCGAACAGGGTGAGGACGAGGCCGATGAGGACGACGAGCCATTCGAACGGTGTCGGTCGGCGTCTCATAGCGCACCTGTGACCTTGAGGACGACTTGTGCGCCGAGGCCGACGAGGACAACGACGATGGGGAGGATGAGGGCCGTGAGCATGAGCTTGCGGTCGTTCACCCTTTGTCGTGCCTCCTGTGCCTTCGCGTCCTCAAGCTTCGTCACCCGCGTCTCAACGGCGGCGTTCGCGGCGTCCTGTGCGGCCTGCTCGAGCTTGAAGACATCGGAGGAGACTTTCCCGTCGAGCCTTCCGGCCAGGTCGCGGATGTCGTCTTTGATGTCGAGGCGCATGGCCTCCAGTCGGCGGCCGAGCTCGCCGATGGACAGGTCATCGGGCACTGGATGGTCCTATCCGGTCATGCTGCTGTCACGGCGAGCTTGCCGGCGGTGTCGTCGATCCAGCCGTCGCCGAGGTAGGTGCCGCCGCTAACGGACTTCCACAGGTCGAGGCGGCACGCCCCGCTGATGCCTGTGCGGCAGTGAACGCCTGTGCCGATGCCGTTGTTGATCGACCCCTGTAGGACCATGCCGCGGATGGAGTGGGCGCCGCCCACTACCAGGTCGATGAGGACGTCGGCGGACTGGCCGAACGGGCTGTCGATGATCCAGCCCCAGCCGCGGACGCTGATGCCTGTGGCGAAGTCCTCGAAGAAGGGCGACGTGACGAGGACGTTGAACGTGTTGTTGTTGCTGGCGCGGATGCCGACACTGTTGGCCATGTAGCCGTCGGTCGCGGAGTTCTTGAACCTTGGGTTGCGGATCTCCACCGAGTAGATGGTGGTGGTGGTGCCGACTTCGTTGGGGTCGTGTAGGTCGATGCCGGCCTGTACCCGCTCGAATGCACAGCCGTCGATGAGGATGTTGTTGATGGGGCCTTGTCCGCCGCCGAGCGCCTGCGGTTTGACGACGATGGCGGCCCGGTTGGACGGCTGGCCTTCGGTGCCGAACTTCCAGAAGTTGCAGTCTCGGATGGTGCCGACCCAGGAGGTCCACACACGCAGCCCTGGCCGGTCCCCGAACCCGTTGTCGAAGTTGACGCGCTCGACGACCCATTTGCGGCCGTACTGCTGGATGTCGACCATCGGGGTTCCAATGGAGGCCGCCCCGCGGATGGTGAAGTCGTGGAGGTGGAGGCCGTGTGGCTGGCTGACGGTCAGGCTGCCCACCCTGATGGCCGGGGCGGCTTCTGGGGCGAGGAGGACGGTCCGCTCTTGCCCTTCGCCGGCGATCTCCACAGAGCCCGACGCCAGCAGCGCGGAGCAGAGCCGATATGTGCCGGCCGGGATGACGACGGCCCGCGGTGCGCCCGCGACCGCAGCGTCGAGGGTGGCCTGGATCGCCGGGCTGTCGTCGGTTACGCCGTCGCCGGTCGCGCCGTATGCCGTTACGTCGAGGCCGGTCACAGGGGGAACACCCAGAGGTGCCGCCGCGTGAAGGTCACCACGTCGCCCCCGCCGCTCTTGTACATCATGTTGAAGGTGTTGTTTCCGGCGGTGAGCCCGGTGACGTACCAGGACATCCCGATTCGGGCAGTGTCGGCCGCCGCGGAAACCTCGTAGATGAGGGCGTTGTTGTCGCTGGCGGTGACGCTGCTGGAGGGGATCTCGATGGCGCAGTAGCCGACAGCCCCGACGACTGTGGAGGTCATCTGTACAGCCCAGTGCACCATCGCGGACGTTCCCGTGGCGACGGTGACAGTGGGCGCAACGATGCTCACGTAGGACGCGGATGCGGTGGCGGCGGTGCCGTTGGCCGTGTCGCTGGAGACGCTCCGTTCGGCGAGGGAGTTGAGGCCCGTCGCGACGAGGAACCTGCCGGCGGTCGTGGCCTTCGCGACGGCCGTCTCCAGGAGAGAATCCCTGAACTGGTTGAGCTGTGCGGCGGTAAGGACGGCGCCGTTGGTGAACGCCGCGGGAGGATTCCATGCCACGGTTGGTTCCTTCCGCCCTTCAGTGGGCTAGCCGGTTGGTGCCGAGGACACCGTTGGTCGCGCTGTTGAGGACGAATATCGCGGTGGGGTCGTCGAGCTGCCCGGCGACCTTCTCCATGCCGAACAGGGTTTCCAGGACCCGACGGGCGGGGTCGAGGGTGTGCTGGATCTGCTCGATGAAGCAGTCGTCGGCCATGCCGGTCTCGGAGTCCACGACGTGCACCCGGTCGGACAGGTCTCGCGTCAGCTGCTGGGTCAGGCGTGTGCTGTTGGCGCTGACGATTCGCAGGGAGACGGTCGGCACCCGTTCGCCGCGTTGGGCGATGATCAGGGCTGCGATCGCCTGTGCGTCTCCCAGGGTCACCCACGGAATGTCCTGCCCGGGTGTGCGCCGCCCGTATTCGGTGATCGAGGTGGTGTCCTCGTCGGTGACCTGCTGCGTGCGGACAACGGTGACGGGTCGGGCCCTCAGTTGGATGCTTCGGTAGGTGAGGGTGGCCCCGGTGGGGTTCTGCAGGGTGATGACGGTGGACTGGCCGGAGGTGCGGCCGAGAGTGGCGAAGCCGGTTCCGCTGCCTGTGGTGGTCTCCACCGACGCGTCGAGGAACGGGTCGGAGGTGACGGCCTGGATCTCCCTCGTGGCGCCGGCGGTCACGCCGTACCACTGGTCGGACTGCCACACGATCTGCGAAGCCGTGGAGGCGGCGCGCTCTTCGACGTTGATGGTGATGGAGTTCTGGATGTCGCGCCAGCCGGCGTCGTAGACCATGGGCGCCGAAAACTTCGGTTCCACCCCGGCGTCGCGGAACGTTGCCTGCGCAGTCTTGGAGACGGTGCGGAGGAGCCGGTGGTGCCGGTCGCGGTAGACGAAGTTCCCGTCCACGTCGACGTAGGCCATCGCGGACGGGCCCTCGGCGAGCAGCACATCGTTCAGGGCGTCCCAAGCGTCACCCTCCACCCACCAGTACGCCAGATTGGTCGCCCCGACGTCGAGATCGCGCGCCGCGGAAGGCCAGCCCACAGCGTCGAGGAGGTTGTTGATCGCGGTGCCGGTCCTGATCCCGCGGTACAGCGGGGTGGACACGGACACCCCTGAGAGGCGGGCGAGGGCATCGAGTGCGGTGAGGCTCACGGCGCGGATCTGTGGGTCGGGGATCACGTCGTAGCCGTCGAGGAACCCGCGGAACAGGTTGGTTCCGTCCGCGGCGATCTGGATGGGGCGGCCGGGCCGGAGGTGCCCCGCCAGCGGCGATGACCCGTTCTCCGGGCTGTAGTCCCGTGACCGGTTGTCCACCTCGAGCGACTGGACTCGTCCCGGCGAGACGGGGGCCAGGGAGCGGGCCTGGTCGCGTCCGTAGGCGATGCTGATCGGTGTGCGGTTCAGGACTCGGCTGGTGATGTCGTCACCGGTCTGCGTGAAGGTGCCGTCGTTGTCCCAGTCGACCTGGATGGTGTAGGTGGGCTGCACCATCAGCGGCCGCCCTTGAATGCGGCGGGTACGCGGCCCAGCCTGCCGATGTCGTCGAGGGAGCGGACCAGCCAGTTCTGCAGCTCGCCCTGTGAGCCGATCACCCCGTAGTTCTGGATGACGACGGGTGTCGGGGCGGTCCGCCCGCCGCTCTTGTACTGGCCGATGTCAAGCCTGGTAGGGGTGGCGGCGATCCGGCGGGTCTGCGCCGCGTTGAACACCTGCTCACCACCACCGAACCGGACGAGCTCGGGACCTTCCTCGCCAACGATCGCCATCCCTCGGCGGGCGCTCGTCGTGCCGGCGGCGTAGTAGTTGAACCCGGACGCGGCCAGCCGGCGCTCCATGGACGACAGAGACGAGTTGAACTGGTCCATGTTGATGTGCGCGCTCGCGCTGATGGTGACCGTTTTGCCGTGCAGCTTGTTGATCGCGTCCTGCGCCTGCTTCTTCCTCCGAAGCAGGGTGGCGATGTCGGCGCTGAGCTTCGCCTTCCGTTCCTTCGTCAGGTTGGGGTCCTTCAGCTTCTTCTTGATGTCCGCGATCTTGGCGTCGGCGTCCTTCTTGTCCGCCGTGAGCTTCGTCAGTCGCGACCCGGGAATGCCGAAGTATTTCTTGGTGAGGGCGTCGGCCTGCTTCTGCGTCGCACCCATCGCGAGGGCCTGCTTGTAGAACGCGACCGTGCCCTGGTCCTGGGTGGCCTGTAGCTGCGTCTCGGTGGCACCCTGCTGGGCTTTCGACTCGATCAGGTCGGAGGTGGCGCGGGCGATGTCGTCGAGGGCCTTGCGGTTGTTGCGGCCCTTCTCGGAGTTGAGGTCGAGGGTCTTGCCGTTGTCCTTAACGGCCGCGGTGGCGTCGTCGATGGCGCCCTGGAAGTTGATTTCGGCGGTGGACAGGTTGAGGGCGCCGCGGGTCAGTTTCGTCAGCTGGTCGATGAGGTTCTGCAGCTCGTCGGCTTCCTTCTTCGCCTTCTGCGCTGCCGTCTCGTGCTGCTGGGCTTGCTCCGCGTTCGCGTCGGCGGCACCCTTGGAGACCTCGATGTCTTCCTTCTTCTTCTGCCTCGCCTCGTCCAACTGGTTGTTCTGCCCTTTCAGGGCGTTCTCCACGAGCGTCGCCTTGGCCGCGTTGTCCCGGGCCGCGACCGTGTTCTGCTGGGTGGCCCCGTAGGCACCCGTCGCGGCGGTCTTGTACGACTCGAGGATGCCGTTGACTCGGGCGGCCGCTTCAGATTGAGGGTCGAGGCCAGCGGTCACCAGGTCGGTGAGCTGGATGCCAAGCTCCTTCGCTGCATCCTTGGCGCCGTTCTTCGCGAGCTCGTCCCGCGCCCACAGCCGGGTGGAGGCCGTGACCTTCGCACCCTGGTCATCGAGGGTGTCGGTGAGATCCTTGACCGCCTTCTTGGCGTCGGCCTGCTGCTTCGCGTAGGCGCCGAGGATCGTGGTGCCGGCGGCGAATGCCAGCCCGAGGACACCTAGGCCGAGGACGGAGACCTTGCCGACCTTCCCGAGCGCCTCGTACTCCTCCCGAACTTCGGAGACCTTCTCCGCGATCTTCTTCCCGGCCGGTACGACGACGGCGGACGCACCGGCGATGCCGAGGATCGCTTTCACGCCGAGCTGCACCGGGTCGGGCAGGTCGGAGAAGATCTCGCCCATCTCGCGGATGGTGGGGATGATGTCGCCGGTGATGGCCTGTAGGACGTCCGCGGCGGCGGGGAGTAGTTCCCCGCCGAGGGCCGCGGCGGAGTTCTGGATCTCGGCGGTCGCGATTTTCGTCTGGTTGGCGACGCCGGTGGAGGTGCGGGCGAAGTCTCCCTGCGCCTTCCCGGTTTGGGCGAACGTCAACGCCTGCAGGGCAAGGATTTTGTCCTGGTCGGTGAGCTGGTCGGCGACGGTCTTGCCTGTCATGGCAAGGGCCTTCTGTTCCAGCGTCGCGGCGTTGATCATCGGCACGAACCGCTGAAGCTCGTCGTACTCGCCGCGGGTCGCGGACTGCATCGCGCCCAAGATCTCGGTGGGGTCGGCGTTGTTGAAGCTGCCGAGGTCGACGGCGAGCTGTACCCACTTCTTCGACATGGCCGCTGCGGCCTGGGAGTTGAACCCGACCTGGGAGAACAGCAGCCCCAACGAGTTCGCGTTGGACTCGGCTGCGTCCTGGGACAGGCCCATGCTCGTCTCGGCGGTCTTCGCCCACGAGTGGATCTGGTCCGACGACCGGCCGAACACCTGGTCGGTCTTGGAGATGGTCTCGTTGAGGTCGGACGCGCCGCCGATGATGCCGGTCAGGGCACCCCGAATCGCCTCGACAGAGAGGTATCCGGCAAAGCCACCGAGCAGCGCTTTGCCGAGCCCTTCGCCGGACTTCTTCCCGGCCGACTCGAACGTCTTCGACGACTTCGACACGTCCCCGGCGGCCTTGGACACGTTCGCCGCGAACTTCCCGACGACCTTCGACCCCTGGTCATGCATCAGGATCGTGAAGGCGAGCGTGTTCCCGGGCATGGGCTAGCCCTCCTTCATCTGGTCGATGATGGCCACGTACCGGTCGAACTGGTCGGCGGTGAGGTAGTCGATCTCCCACGGCTTGATGCGCAGCATCAGCAGGAAGTACGGCTCGTACTCATAAAGCCGTTCGGCGCGAGTGAGGTCACCGGCTAGGAGTCGGTCGATCCTTTTGGGTCGTCTTCGTCGTCGTCTCCGGGCTTGGTGACCGCCTCAACTTCGACGTCGGCGAGGTTGAAGGAGACGTCCTCGAACCGCAGCCCGGGGTCGGCGCGGCGCTGCGCGACCCACACCAGGGCTGTCGTGGCGATGGCGGAGTCCCGGAGGAGCTCGTGCTGCCATTCCCGCACAGACCAGCCGGTCTCCCGCTCGACCGCGATCGCGTCGACGTTGCGGAGGGTGGACCAGTCCCACTCGAACGACTCTTCGCCGATGGTGACTCGGATCGCCATCTATCGCCCTTCCAGCCTTCGCATGTAACGGTCGAGGATCTGCAGGATGCGTGCCCGCACGACGGGCTCACCCTTCTTGGCTGGCCCGTCGAACCATCCGGGCCGGACAGTCTGGGGGAACCAGCTGTCGCGGTCACCGAAGAGAGGGTGCCGCCAGGACCCTCTGTTGAGGCGACGAGCCTGCTTGGCTTCCTGGCTTTTGCCTGCGACGGTGAGGCGGACGCCAGCGGATCGGGCGCCGGTGGTGACCCTGATCCGGGCGGACTTGGAGGCGTACCGCTTCCACTCCGTCGGGGCGTGCTGCAGGCCGGACACTTCCCGGCGCTGCGCTGCCTGGATGGGTTTCACCTCGTTGCGGACTTCCTTGACCATTTCCCGGACGATCCCGGCGCGGCCCTGGGCGCGGAACCTTTTCGCCATCTTGGCGAGCTGGTCCGCGCCCCGGACCTCTATGCCCCCGGCCATCCGGTCAGCTGCCGTCGACCTTGGAGACTGCCGATGCGGCGTTCCAGCTGGCCTCGATGGACACGGCGTCTCCGACCCCGGAGTTGACGGTGAGGTCGGGGAGGATCGTCCCGAAGAAGTACGTCCCCAACGTCGCGACGTTGGGGTACAGGTAGAACTTGCGGGGAAGCCCGTCGACCGCGGCGTCGTAGGTCTGGTTGGTGGCGTCGTCGTAGAAGCCGGAGAACGACCCGGACGCGTCCGGCAACCCGGCCACGTAAACCTTGTTGGTGTCGCCCATGGCGGTCACGTCGGCCTTCTCCGTGGCGAACGCGATGGACCAGCTGGCGATGAAGGGCAGCGGTTCGGCGGTGGCGTCCTCGCTGGCAATGCCGAGGTAGACGCGGCCCCGGCGCCCATGGATCCTGCTCAAGATGACCTCCGGTCGAGGAGCCGCAGGAGTGCGGCGGCATGGTTGGTGAAGGTGCGGCCGGCGACCGCTTCCGCGGCTTGTGCCGCGAGCTTGTCCCGCTCCGGCTCGTGGTCGAGCCAGTAGCGGATCTGTTCGGATGCGTCCTCGGGTGTCGCGAACGTGGGGAGCATCGACAGCACCTCGTCGCCTTCGGGGCGAGGATCCCTGAGGAAGAACAGCCCACAGGCGGCCATCTCCACCTCACGCGGGCCCATGGCGAGCCCGTCGATCAGGTCGACGTGCTCCGCCTCACGGCGGTACAGGTTGATCCCGACCCGCGCCGACCGGTACACCTCCGCGGTGCGGTGGTTGTCGAGACACTCCTCCAGGTCATGCGCGACGTGCTTGCGCAGGGGGGAGTCGTCGGCGAGGTTCTTCCAGTTCCCGCCGAGGAGCACATCCAGGCCGGTCAGGTCGATGCGTTCGAAGAAGTCGATCCTCGAGGTGTAGCCGGTGCCGACGAAGCCGAGGTCGCAGGCCAGGTCCGGTGTCGCCGGGCCGGGGTGGTGGGTAGCCGGGCGGTAGGCGTGGGGGACGTAGCGGGCTGGGGCCACCGCGGCGAACGCCTCGATGTTGATCGGGTCGTTCACCAAGTTCAGGTCGGCGTGCGGCGCGAGGGCGAGCTGCCGCTTGTCCTCATACGGCGACTCGGTGTGGACGAGGACGACGCGGGTGCCGGTGGCGCGCACCAGGTCGAGCAACTCGGGGGTGAGGAAGAACCCGGAGATGCCCAGCAGCACGTCCGGGCGGGTCTTGTAGAGGGTGGCGTACAGGCCGTTGATCGCGAGTTCGGCGGCCTTGTCCGGGGGCAGTGCCTGCCGGAACATGCCGTCGCCCACCTCGAGCAGTGCCGTCTCGTAGAAGGCGAGCCGGTCGGCCAGGTTGAACTCGACGACGTGCTGGCCGAGGTCCCGCAGCGCCTCCACCCAGCCCACGTAGACGTCGTGGACGGAGAAGTTGGGGCCGGGGTGGCAGGCCAGGATCTTCACATGGCCCCCACGTTGACGAGCAGTTCGCAGCCGAGGTAGTTCACGCCGGCGTACTCGAGGAACCCGTAGTTGCGTGCCTCGACGACGGTCGCGAAGTGCACCGTGTCGTCGAGGGTGATGTCCCCGTCGACGGCTGCTTTGATGCTGCGGGCCCCCGTGTCGGACAGGTAGGCGTCGAGTGCGTCCTGTGCGGCCCGGTCGGAGGCCGTGGACACCAGCAGAGTGACGGTGAACGACACGTCGTCGGCGCCGTCCATGGTCGCGTCGTAGGTGAGGAACGTGCCCGGAGCGGGGGCGATCACCGCGGCGGGCACGACAGCCTGGCCGGGCACGGTGTCATAGACACGGAGCCCGTCGATCGTGGCGAGCCGGGCTTTGAGGGCGTCGCGGATTCCGGAGAGGGACGCCATCTCAGGCCACCAGGAGGACGTCGCGGCGATAGGGGGCGAGCCGGTTCGCGGCCATCGGGTTATCGCGGATCCGGACGACCCCGAAGTCACCGAACCCTGCGACGCCGAACGGCGCGTCGGACAGCTTGTAGCCTTCGGCGGCGAGGATCAGTGTCGCGGCCTTCACCGGGGCCGGTACGGCGGCCCATCCCCAGCGGGCGGTGACCTGCAGCCGCCCGCACCTTGCCCTGGAGGGGAACCGCCGACCGGTCGCGGCGATCATCCAGAACGGCCAGCCAGGCTCGCCGTCGACGACACCGTTGAGCGGCTGGAGCTCGTAGTCGCCTGCCGGCCAGGTGGTCTCATACACGCCGTCGCCGTCCTCGTCGGTGGCCACAACGAGGCCTGTGCCGGTGTCGAAGTCGTCGACCTCCACGACATGCGGGTCATCGACCGCATACGTCCTGGTGGACGCCACCCCGGCGTCGTTGAACTGCCGCCCGCACCACTTCTCCACCTGCCTCGAAGCGGTGGCAAGGGCGTCGCCGAGTCGAACGTTGTCGGCGTCGTCCTCGATGGACAGGTAGGTGGCGAGTTCGTCGACTGTGGCGTAACTGTCGCCGAGGGTGGGGGAAGTCCCTGCCGGTACAGGCATGCCAGTGACCTCCTCAGTAGGTGATGATCCGGGGGATCCAGGTCGGCGCCGTCGGGGCGATGACGACGCTCAGGGCAGCCTCGTTGCGGGTGGTGCCTTCGTTTCCGCGGTTCGCGTCGGTGTAGCTCATGGACGTCACGCCGGCCGTGGGGTGGACGGCGCGGGCGAACAGGCCCGGTGCGGCGGCCAGGTTGACCACGGTGTCGATATCGGTGGCCCACACGGCGGTCGAGTTGACGCCTGCCACGGCCAGGGCGAGCTCCTCGCCCGTGGCCGAGGCCAGGGGGGTTGCAGGGATGGCCATGGCGGCGGTGGTGTTGCTGCCCAGCCCTGCGCTTGCCGAGGTGGTGATGCCTTCGCCGACGTCTCCCAAGTTGAGGCAGGCCCACGAGCCGACCGCGATACTGCCGGTCGTGACGGTGCCCGCCGTCGCGCCGGCGTCCGGGGTGACCCACAAGGCGGCCAGTCGGCGGGACACCTGGACGATCTCGGTGACGGCGATGCCGCCGCTTCCCGTCCATGCGGTGGAGTCGGCCTGGTTGCGGGACACCAGCAGGAGAAGCGCATCCCCGGCGACGTAGGTCGGAAGGGTGACGGCAATGGTAGTGCCGCTTGCTGCCGTCCCGGTGGTCTGTACGCCGACCGTGATCATGGGCGGAAGGTCAAGAGGACGGTAAGGCCTTTCGCGCCGGCCCCAGCCGTGTCGACGTCGACACGGACGATGTTCCCGGTCGCCACGTCGTCGTTCCCCCCGTCGATCACCGGTTGTGTCGCTGCGGTGTAGCTCGAGGTCTCACCCGCGTCGACGGTGATCGGCGTGCTAAGCATGTCGGCGTTCTGGGTGACGTTGCGAACCTGCACTGTGGTCGTCCCGGATCCCGCAGTGGTGAGGCTGGCGTGCGCCGCGACAAGGTTGGCGCCGTTGAGTTCGGCTGGGATCGTCACGTACGCCTGCCCGTCACCGGTTGCCAGGTCGGCACCGTTGGGGTCGGTGACGACGACCTGCATCATGCGGGCCGCCGGCATTGTCGTGCTTCCCGCCGCGAGGTTCAGCGGCGTCACCACCGAGTACGGGCCGAGCTGCACCCGACACCCGGCATCCACGAGAAGGGAGTTCGTCGGGTTGTTGACGGGGCTGTCCGGGTTGCCCGGCGACCCCTCAAACAGCGAGTTGATCGTGACGAACGACCCGTTCGTCACCCAGTAGGCGGTACCCACGTTCCCGATCGCATAGGGGGCGTTCAACGTGGCCTTGGAGTTGAACACCTTCCGCGAGTAGCCGGCGTAGCCGGTCTGGAAGCTGGAGAAGTCGTACGGCTCCTCGGTGCCGCTGGAGTTCTCGGTGAGGCCGACGCAGGTGTCGTACTCGTAGCCGGTGCCGTTCGCGTCGGCCGCGCACCCGTTGAGGGTCATGTAGGCCATCTGCTTGATGCGGTACCCGGCGCCGTGACAGCCAGCGGGGAAACACGAGTCGAGCGTGCACGAGGTGCCGGCTGCCTCGCCGGTGGAGTACAGGTGGATGCCGTGGCGGCCGCAGCGGAACACGGTGACCTTGCGGAAGGTCGACACGATCGGCGTCTGCACCGCTAGGCCGTCGACCCCGAACTGTTCGATGAAGACGTTCGTGACCTCGACATAGAAGGTGGCGTTGCCCTGCGTGCCCGACAGGGTGATGTCAACGCCGGTCGCGGTGCCGAGCCAGTCGCCGGGGCCGGTGATGTGCAGGTCCCGGATCGACACATGTGACAGGTCCACACCCACGATCGCGCTTTGGCTGGTGGAGGCGACGGTCAGAAACGTCGAGTTCTCACCCGCCCCGGCGAGGGTAACGTTCGACTTTAGGACGATCGGCGCCGCTAGGGCCCACGTCCCGGCGGCGATATGCACCACCCCGCCACTCGTCGGGAGGGCGTTGATGCCCGCCTGCACAGTGGCGAATGCGGTGCCAGGCGACCGCCCGTCATTACCGTCGGATCCTCCCGTGGACACGTACCGAACGGCGTCATTCGCCGCATGGTGGGCGACACCGTAGGTAGTGCCCATGTCCGGGATCCGTCCTGCCGGGACGTTCTGTGCGACCTGGCCGGACCCGTCAAGGCTGGCTACACCAGAAGGCGCGCCCTTCTGCGCCGCCGGGAGTGCCGCGGCGGCTACCCCTGCCGCCGTCTCCGCAGTCCCTTGCGCGGTCTCGGCAGCCGTCTGAGCGCCCGCGGCCGCTACTGCGGCGCCGTCCGCCGCATCCAATGCATCTGTCGCCGTTGCCTGTACCGAGTCGATCCGATCATCGGCCCGCGCGTAGACAGGGGCGGCGGGCCCGCCGCTGACGACGACGTACACGCTGTCAACACCGTCCGGGCCGAGGAACAGCGGCAGGCGGGAGTATTCATCGACCGTGAGCGCCGACCCCGTTACCGGAGTGCCATCCGGCAGTTCGATGTCTGCGAGGGTGGTCGCCGCGGCGTCAACGTAGACGGTGGCGACCACACCTGTCGCGGTTCGCAGCGAGTCCCCTGCAGTCCGGTACACCAGACGGGAGCCCTCATCGGGGAAAGTCAGCCGCGACACCATCTACTCCTCGCGTTCGTCGCCGTGGACGGCGGTAGCCCTCACGTCGGCGGGACGGTCCTGCTGGTCGATGGTGATATCGACGAACCCGGCTGTTTTGAGGACCGTGTGCAGGTCGAGCGGGTCGATGTTCGCGTAGTGCTCACCCGACTTCAGGGCGGCCCCGTCGAACGCGGAGTGCGCGGCCCGCCCGGGGCCGGCCATGGTGGCGATGAACAGCCCGCCCGGCTTGAGAACGGCGTAGGCCGTGTGGCAGATGCTGTGCCACACAGCGGTGTGTTCGAACACCTCGCAGCACACCACGACGTCGAACCGGTCGTCGGTCTCCCACGTCGCGGCGTCGGCCACCACGTCCACACCCTCACCGGGCATCACGTCGAGGGTGAGGTAGTCCGCGGCGGGGAACAGGTCGCGGATGGTGCCGTTGATGTTGCGGCCACCGATCTCGAGGACGTGGACCGGCTCGTTCGTGGCGTATCGGGCGACCCATTCACGTGCCTGCTGGTGCATGGTCAGTCAGCGTTTCCGTCGGTGGTCCTGTCCGAGGACCGTGCGCGACGGGTGCTGACGCTGCGCTTCTCGCCGGGAGCCGCCGTTGCCTGCTCAACCGCAGGCTCGACGTCGTAGTCGACGTCGAGGATTTTGAACATGCCCGGGTTGCGGGTGAGCAGCGGGTGACCCTCACGGACCCGTGTCCGGTCCTTGTGGATGAAGTGCCGCTTGCCGTCCACGACCAGCATGGCCGACTGGGTGGCGACATAGATGTCAGCCATACCGG